TTGAACTACTCTTGCCTAAAGACAAGAGTTTCTTGGTTCATCGACCAGTGATCTCCCCAAGCGTTGATTCCCCATGTCCCATAGGTATATTGTTTCTTTACTGGTAATTGGTTATCTTACCTATTAATATTTATATATTTTTGACAAAAATTTTATATTCATCTTCTGCCTAAAGGTTGAACCTCTCCACCTTACGCTTCGCTTAGAAGGTGGAGATTCTTGAGAAGTGTGGTTATGCAACCCTTATTCTCAATGGTGTGTTCAATCCACCATTATCCATCACTGATTGTATCAGCTTTGGAATACATTTGTCTTTTACATACTTTCTTAATATGTTCAAACTACCGTTTACATCTGAATTAACCAGTATACCTTGATTACTTCTGAATATCCCTCTTACTATACGCCTACTTTTATCATAATTATCTTTGTTTATATTCTCTAAATCTAATGCACTGCAACCACTTGTATAATTCTCTTTTACATATATTACTTTTAATCCTGCTAACTTAGCCTTATATTCAATTTTATCTACTAACTTTTGGTGTGGCATATTTACAAAAGATTTTATATTATTCTCTTGTTTAATTCCTTCTATATCTCCAATTACTATTGTATTGCAATTATGTTGCAATGCTAAATCTATTATTTTTCTACTTGCTTTATGGATATAATTATTTACAAAGTTATCTCTTTTGGCATATAGTTTGTTTATTTGCTTTGTGTTTTTAAACTTCTTGCTATCACCAACTTGCTTCATAGCTATAGAATTTAATCTTGCTATTTCTTTATTGTAGTAACTTATTTTAGATTTTAATACTTTACCATCTATTAAGTAGGATTCAGTATCTTCTAAAAAAGTTAATGTAGCAAGATTATCTCTGCCTAAATCAATTGACATTATATTGTTACCAGTTACTTTGTTTTCTTCTTCTTTGTTGTAAATAAGTATTAAATACCATTGCTTAATAGAATTATCCCATTTTATCTTTATCTGTTGCAATGCTTCAAAATTTACAGGCAATTTCTCTGTGTCTATAGAGAAATTTAAACTCTTAACCTGAAACTTTTCTTGCATTGCTTTAGACAAAGACAACATTAATATATTATTTTTAACTCTTATTCCTGCTTCTGTAAATATTACTTCGTTCTTTTTGTTAGTATGATTCTTAAACTTCGGCGATTTTGGTTCTCCTTTGTACTTATTGGGATTCTTTTTATAATCCTTTATTGAAGCAAAATATGACTTCCAGTTCTTTTCTAACACTTTTAAACATTGTTGATAAGTGTGCGAATGAAGAAACTGATTGTGCCAATTTTCTTTATATTCTTTTTCTGTTTCAATATATGACTTAAACCCATTTTCTCTACAATCATAATTAACTGTATTATATAGTTTGGTAGTGTGAAAAGATAATTCTTTAATGATATTTAATTGTAATTCAGTAAGTTTAGGTTTGAATTTGAATGATAGTTTCACATTATCACCTCGCTTTCCATTTTTATTATAATATTATATTTATATTTTGTCAACCGCCAATTCATCTCCCACCTAAAGAGGTGGGAGTATTCTTGGCGATGTTAGATAAATATTAGGCAATTTATTCACTATTTTTTTTACGTTTTATTGTCCACTTACCATCTTTTTTATATAAATAATACCCATTCCTATCTTTAAACAATATCCTAACATCCTTTTCAACATCAGAATTATCATTGTTTTTATGTTTAATATCACCAATATGGTCTTTTTTATATATGTCAAACATGTCTAAATCCTATAATGATTTTTCAATGTCAGTTAACACTTGCCAAATTTTTCTATGGTATTCTTTTTTAACATCTTCAATTTTAATTGATTGATTCATTTCATAAATACCATTAACCCACGAACCTTGATTGGAAGGGTCACCTACCAAATCATATGTAATAAGCTTAAAATCGTCATTAACATAATTATCCTCATCAACTGTTCCAGTTCCTCTTGAACTAATACCTAACTTACCTTCTTTAACTAAAACTTTAGCTATCTTGCCCATAGGTGTGTCAAGAACCTTTGCTTTGCCTATTACATTATCACCATCCCATTTTAGTTCAGTTGTTATAATTGAAACTCTGTCAAGATTAATATCAGTATTCATTGAGTGACCAAGTTCACCAAATGCACTTTTATTTTTTACCTTTGACTCAATTAAACTATCAATTTCTCTTTCAAGAATTTCCTTTTTATATAATCTATTATTACCATTAAATACATTAGCAGTGGAAAAAATACCTTCTATATAAAATCCTTTTTCCACATCTTCATTAATGGAATAATCGAATGATTGTTCAAGTATTAATTTCATGTAAACCTCCTGTTAGGTTACTTATTCTTAATATCATTTTTTAAACCTAACTTTTCTTTAAGATAAGCATCTCTAGCTTTTCTTATTTGATCGGATATAATTTCTTTAGCGGAAATAAAATCTTCCTTTTCAAACATATCAAATGCACTTTTTACATTTTTTTTACTTTTAGACATGTTTTTTCCTCCTATATACACGTATTGTTTCTTTACTGGTAATTGGTTATCTTACCTATTAGTATTTATAAGTTTTTGACAAAAATTTTAATTATCCTATTAATCTACCTGGACCTGTATTTTCATTTTCTTCTCTATCATCATTGCTGATGTCGTCATTATCAATATCAATATTATCTTCATCATCATTATCCATTTTATTTTCCATATCTCCCATACCAGGAGGACCACCAAGTGGATTTTGTTGATTCTGTTGTGGAAAATATTTTTTATCAAGTTTAAAACCTTTCATATTTTCTTTAAGATCTTCTGTTGTCCAATTAAGGTATCTCTTAATAAGATATGATTTTGAAAATTCGGGATTATTAGATAACTGTGCATAATTAGCAAATTCTTGTTCTCTAAATGTCTGTTCCATAGAATCTTTATAATGTGAAGGTGAAGGCATAATAATTTTAAATGAATTTTTTGTTAACTTATATTCTTTTTTCAAACCTCTAAATTCAAGATGTAATAAAAATAAATTACGAAGTTCTTCAGTGAATTTATTCTGATGTCTTTCGAGAAAACGTGCCCATTTAATTTCATCTCTACTAATGTTATTTGCATTATTTGCACCAAAAAGAGGGGACTTACCTTCATTCATTTCTGAAACACGTGATATAGGATATTTTAAAGCACGGAAAAGTTTTTTATTGAAATAGTAAACATCATCTAGTTCGGTAAAGCCTTTCGCATTACCACCTATTGTATCAATGCTACTACCTCTACCTTCTGAATTAACAGGAATATAAAAGTTTTCTAACATGGACATGATCTCAGGTTCATGTCCCATTTCTCCAGTGTTAGGATTATATGTTTTCTTTTTAATAAAAGATTCTTTTATTTTATTAACAAACTTAATTGCTTTATCCCATGGCATACGACCAGTATCAATTTTAAATACAAATCTTTCAGGAGCTCTTACAAGACGATATATAATAACAGCTGTTTCCAAAAGTTTAATTTGATTATATGCAACTTTACATTTTTCAAGGTATCCCATTACCTCTTGTCGAGTTTTCCCATATATACCATAATCAATATAACCAATTTGTTCAGGCTCAAATACAATAATGTCTTTACGATTTTGTGCTTCTTTTAATGAGGACGGCCTTCTAATATTTTTACCAATATATTGATAATATCCCATGATTTTATTTAAAATGGGATTATAATCATAGTCCATTGTTTCCGTTGGTAATTTTTTAATATTATAAATACCCGCTTTAGGATTAGACTTTTTAATTATTCTTTCATAATAAACTCTACCATCTATAAGGTATGTTCTAAACAAATCCCATAGCTTATTATCAATATCAATTCTATTAGAAAATAGTTCATTAAATTCTCTGTAAATATTATTAACAACATTAGAATTTTTTGATAACTTATCATCATTAATTACTAGTTTAATATAATCACCATCATCAAATGTTGTGATAGCTTCATTACATGCATCTTCAATAACATCAGAAATTTCAGAGTATTCAGCCATTATTCTATAATTGTTTATTTTAGCTACTTCTGATTCATATACTCTGTTAAGATAGCTACTATAAAAATCAAAGAAACCATGTAATCCATATTTTGCAAATCCTTGTGCATAAGTAAAGACATCAGCAATACCTTCACCAGATCTATCTAATATTTTTTCATCTGATATTTTTGATTGTCCTTTTCTTTCAAATGCTTTTATGGATTCATCTAATCTGTTTTTAGATATAAAATCTAATAATGCCATTACATCTCCTTTAGTTTTAAATTCCTATTGCTATCCAATAAAAACCGGAATAACTTCTATATGCTAAATTTGAATTAGATTGATTAACTAATCCACCGAAAACAACATTTAATTGTTGTTTAACTAAATCTTGATTATCAACATCATAACTTATAGCATAACTTAACCAATCTAATGCATTATATGAATAAACATAACCACCACTACCTGTATAATAAGGATTGTTTTTTCTAACCATTGATACGTTTGACATAATTAATGTTTCTTCAAATGGTTTTAAATAATCAATGATAACCCTTCTACTTGTCATTGCTGATGTATCATAATAACCATAATTAACAATTAAATTCCCAGGTAATGTAAAAAATCCTTTATTAAGATTTGTTGTATTAGCAGCTGATTTCCAATTAAATGAACCACCTGAATATCCAGAATATCCAGATAAACCTTTACCAGAATAACCAGAAAATCCAGAATATCCAGAATAACCCGATATTCCTTCTTTGCCACTATATCCAGAATATCCAGAGTCTCCTATTGATGTACTCCATTCTGTATTATTAGCATAATAAATTCTATTTTCACTTGATACATATATTATCCTACCCTCATCTTCGGGTGACCATAAAGGTAAATTTGTATATACTTCTAGTATGTGTTTTCCTATATTTTTTATTCCGTATATTTTTGCCATAATTTAATATCCTATTGAAATCCAATAAAAACCTAAAGATTTACTAACAAAATCATTTCTTGATAAATTACTTTTTAATAAATATTTAGCACTTGTTAATGACGTATATGTTTCAGGATTAACATGTATCATATATTGAATATTTGCTGATGATATATTTACGTCAGTTAATATTAAATATGCATTAGAGTAATAACATTTAGTATTAAATGTTTTTTCATAATTAACAGTATATGTTCCTTTTGTTATATCAGGTTTATAAAACCAACCATAGTTAATTATAATACCATTATTCAGTACATAATATGCTGTTCTTGTTGATTCATTGTCACCCAAAACATGACTAATACCTTCACCACTATATCCTGAATATCCCGATATTCCATTATAACCTGAATAACCAGATGTACCCGAAACAGCCATATTCCCATCAATACCATCATACCCAGAATATCCAGATTCTCCCCTTTGTACTATCCAACCACTATCTGTTCCATAATATAATTGACCATTATAATAAAACAATCTACCTTCATCTTCCGATGTCCATTCAGGCACAATATTAATAATTTCTAAATAATGAGGACCTTTATCCAAAATACCATAATATTTCATAATTTATTCCTTATATTCCTATTGCATACCAATAAAATTTTTTTGGTACTGATGAAAATGTGGTTTCTTGATCTGTTATCATAAATCTTATGCTATTTTTAGCATTAGAACCAATATATGTATTTACTAAATTTACAGATGTTCTACTACCTATTATTCCACCCGAATAATCAGCTATAGCACTAGCATCAGCATATAATAATCCTCTTGTAAATCTCGAATCAACTGGAAATGATACTACATAATAAGTTGGATGAAAAGGATAAATTGAATTTATTGTTGTATTAACAAATCCCCAATTTATAATTATATCATTTGGTAATTTTATATATCCAATTACATCTTGATAATCATATATGTCATTAGGTGCACTATATCCACTATAACCAGATAATCCATCGGTACCTGATATACCACTATATCCAGAAAATCCAAGAGATTCACCTTCTACTCCATCAACACCACTATATCCAGAGTAACCAGATGTACTTAATGAGCTAACATTTGTCCAACCAGAACTAGAACCGAAATATATTTCTTCAAGAGATTTAACATATATTAATCTACCCTCATCAGCTGAAGACCATAGAGGTAATTCATCAAATGTTTGCATATAATAAGAATCTAAATTTTCAATTCCATAATATTTCATTTATATAACTCCCATATAATACTACATCTATTTATAAAAATTAATCTGAAAATTCATTGTTTATGATTTTCAATATTACATTCGGTTTAACAAATACATTTTCATTATATTCAACTTCCGACCACAATCCAAATTGGTTTTTTCTTAAATATTGTTTACCTTTTATTATATTTATATGCATATCATTACCAAATATTTTAGGATCTGAATATCCATATATTACTATTCCTCTTTTATTAACTAATGTAGCTAAATGATGAAAAAAACTATCAACTGTAATAAAAAAATCACATTCCAATAATAATTTTTTTAAATCCTTTAAAGATGAATTTAATTTTAGTTCACTAATATTTTGTAATATTTTTTCACCTTTTAAACTTACTTGTATAATATAATATTTATTATTTAATGCATCAATTAATTCTTGCCACCATGGATAATTTTTAGGATTATTTTCAACATTAGGTAATTTTCTTGACCAGGGAGCTATAATAATTTTTTTCATATACTATTCCAATTCATATAATTTTCGATAAGCTTCAACTATGCTATCTTTCCAATTATTATCTACCATGTATTTATAAATATTAAATCTTTCAAGATTACCATAACGATGAAATGCATCTGATATACTGATTAGTTCAATATCCTTTTCATCTTCAAAAACTTCATGATAACATACAGCTAATGTAATATTCTTATATTTTTTTCTTATATCAGGTAATAATTGAAAAAAATCTAAATGATCACCTAATCCATTATCAAGACAAGCGAAAAAATAATCATCATTTAATTTTTTACCATGTTCTTCCATCCACATCCTAAATATTTTTTCATCATTATCATAATACTCTTTTGCAGTATAACTTCTTATACCACCTGTCGATTGTCTTAAATGCCATGTAATAACATCACCACATACATATAACTTCCAACCTTCAAGATACATACCATAACTAAACATGGTTTCTTCACGATGACCAACTGGACTTAATCCCATGTGATAACCATGTTTTGATGCTTCTTTTCTAAACAAAAATGAATTATGTAAATGATGAACTTCTTTCCATCCATTAAATCTTGACCATTGAATATTTGGTTTAGTGTATAAATCATCTATATTAGATGATGCATTATTAACATCAACAATATTATCAGGAATCAATGATAAACTAGCTACTGCACCAATTTTATCATCAGATATTATTTTATTAACTAATGTTTCTAAAACATTGTATTCAGGATAATTGTCATCATCGGTTCTCCATATCAAATCATTTTTAGCTATTGATAATACTTTTTGATGATTTAATACTTGACCTTTACCTTCACCAAATATTACATGCCATTGTATTCCAGATAACTCCAACATTTTAAATAAATGTGAAAAAATAGGATCTTCCCTTAAATCTCTTTTTTCACCATCATCGAATATAATAAATTCATTTGGTTTATATGATTGATTAATAACACCACTTATAACAAATGGTAATACATTATACCTATCTTTAGTTGAAACATAAGCTGTAACTCCTGGTTTTTCATTTAAACCAAATCCTTTTAACATAGGTTTAATAAAATCGGGCATAATATTTTTAATATCATCTGATGGCATTTCATTTTTATAAATTTCATATGTATCAATTATTTTAGTTTGTTCTCCATAAAATTTATTAAGTAAAACAGGATGTATATTTTCATTTAAAGGATTAACTTTAATATTTGTAAATTCAGGTCCCCTATCTATTATATCTGTACCTTCTTGAATAGATTTTAATATTCTTTCAGGATTTTTAATATGTTCGTTATTATTTTCAGTGTGCGCATAAGACTCAAATTTATCAATAATACCATTTATATCATAAAAATATGATAAATGCCATCCTGCATCTTTAATATTAATTTCAGTATCAGTATATCTAATATCAGTAGGTGTCATATTTTTTGCAATAGAATATGGTAAAATTTTAGCTGATACCCATTTACCTTTTGCTTTATTTTCCAATGTACAATAATACAAATCCATTTCTAATGTTTTTATACCAACTGGATTTTTTATATACTCTGATATTGAAAATGGATTAGGTATTTCATCCATATCTGTTATAATCATAATATCATTATCAGTTGCATCATCCCAAGCAAGTTTAATAGCATCTCTTTGTTTTCTTTCAGCTAACCATGGGTCATTATATTTTTCATCATGTATTACATATCTAATTTTATTATCCCATTTTTTAAATCTATCCTTGTTTAATTCAAAATACAAAGGTTTTGGTTTACCACTATGTGTTGTTTTAGATTCACTAATAACAAACACATCAACAATGGGATCTAAAATTTTAAACCTTATTTCTAATAAATCAAGTTCATTATGAAACATAAAACAATCAAATACTCTACCAATTTCTTTTTTCTTATACCACATATTTACACTCCATTTTTTATAATTTTCACCGAATTTATCGTTTAATGATTTCATCACTGTAGACCATGTTAAATCATGACCAGCAATAGCTGCACCTTTTTTAACTTTTGAGTACCAATTTTCAATATCTTCCGATAAACCTAAATGATCACCATCAATAAAAATAAAATCAAAATATTCATCTTCAAATTTATTAATAATACTTAAATCCTGTGAATTACCTTTTATTATATTAAAATTATACAAACCAAATTTATTTAAATTATTTATAAGAACATCTCTTAAATCAACCATTTTAGCTTCAGAATGTAGTGTTTTTTCCCATTGATTAGATTGTGTTCCCTCAAATGTATCAATAATATATAAATTTATATTTTTTCTTTTAATAATATCAGCAACAGAACACAATGACCTACCCTTCCATGACCCAATTTCTAACATGTTACCATAATCAGGGATGAGTTCTATCATTTGCCGATAACTGGTAATATCATCATTACCAAACCAACCTTGTGGCCACGGGTCTTTTATACCATATCTTTCATTTAGTACATCACAATCATGTTTTATTATATCATCCCAATTTTTCTTACCATAGTGTTTAAAAACAGTTGACTCTGGTTCATGAAAAAGGGGAAAATCTAATACTATATATTTACCTTCAGCATATGACATTTTACTAGGATCAGATACTTGTAATATTTCATATTTCAAATCCATAGCTTTCATACACAAATCAATATCAACACCACATTTTAAACTTTCATCTAATAATCCAACTTCATTGAAAAATGATTTTTTAATAGCTGCACAAAAAAATAAAATAAAACCATATGCCATTCTTTCAGGTGGGAAATTTAATGTTATATTACCAATACGTGGTGGTATCATTTTATATACACCAGTAATAACAGTTTTTTCATTGTTAATTAATGGGTCTAATAATCTATTAATCCAATTATCAATCGGACTATTCATTATTTCAGTATCATCATTTAAAAGAATTATATAATCACCTTGTGCTTTTTTAATACCTTCATTATAAGCTTTTACTGCACCCAATGGTTCAGGATAATATAATATTTTAATCGGGTCAGGTAATGTTAAATCTTTAGTATCTCCACCATTTGCTACTACAATAATTTCCATATCATCATTTATAGTAGTATATTTTAAAATTGAATTAACACACTTTGTTACCAGTTCTTTAGTTATTGTAGGAATAACAATACTATATTTCATTTTTGAACATCCTCCTCAATTTGAATAACACCTATTCCCATACTATTACTAGGTGCATATTTATAACTATTCCCATCTATAAATTCCCATGATTTATATTTATGTTTTATCTCATTCCAAAATACATCAACAAAACATCCATCATCATGTAAATATTCTGATGAAACAATATCATGAAAAATTACAAATCCTTTATTCATAACAAGGTCTTTGTAATTATAAAAATCAAGTTTAACTCCATTATAACTATGATCACCATCAATAAAAAGCATACTAACTTCACTTACAATACTTTTAACATGTTCAACAAAATCAGGTAAATGTGAATTTCCCTCTATTTCAATTATACGTTTTGCATATCTACTATATTCGGGTTCATTATATATTTGTCTTTTATATATCTTACCATCTTCTATAAAACCACCTAATTTAAAATTATTATCAACACAATAAACTTTACCGTTTCCAGAATTAGCAACAATATGAGCCCAAAGTAAAGCTGTGCCACCCCTAAATGTGCCTATTTCAAGAATATTTATTATCCGATGGTATTTTAAGAACTCTTGTAACATAAGGAGCTCATATTTCTTTTGTGAATGTAACCAATTAACATTAACAATATCACGATATATTGTACAAGTTTCGTTCATATGTTTGTTTTTCACCTCTAAATTCTTTATTCTTTTTTAACCAATCTCTTAATTCAAGTTCCAATTCTTTTAATTCATAACGTGATAACCATTTTGTATCTATGGTTATACCACCTGTTCCATCTTTTGAAACTTGATAATAATCATCATAGTTATTAGACATCCATGTTATACCATATTTTTCTGGATTATCTCCAACATCTGTACCCGGATAAGGAATAAAATTAGAAATAAAATATTGATCAGGATCACTTTCTATAATAAATTTTTTTGTTTCTTCAATAGTTTCTTTTGTTTCACCTGGAAAACCTAAAATAAAAAACGCTCTT